GTTGCTTGCCGTCGCTGTTGGCATCCGTGTATTCAACGATCGCACGATACGCCGCCATGATCGCCGCGCCGTTGGGCTTGCCCTGTGCCAGCACGTCGTCCCTGAATGCGGCCTGCTGGTCGTAGTCGCCGCCCGTCGGGGCCAACACGTGATATTCCACGCCATCCTGGGTCACGGTCTTGCCAGTGTCCTCGTGGCTGTAAATGGCGACAGTGCCCAGCTTGTCGTGTAGTTCGCCAGCCTTGGCCATTGCCGACGCGCGCAACGTGTGGCCGCGCATGTCCTGCAGAGCTGCGGACACGAACTCTGGCTCGTCCAGGTTAAACCATGCGGGCACGTTGTCCAGCATGGTGCGTAGTTCCTTCACCAGCGCCTGCACGTGCTTGACGGTTAGGGATTCGTTTAGGGCGTGGTGCGCGAGTGTGGCCCACACGGTGCTGGGCAGCTTGTGTATTTCGGCAAGCTGGCTGATTTTTGGGTCCTTGCGGTCAAGAATGTTCGCAACGTTGGTAACATTCTCCAAGACTGCGCCAGCATCGCCCAATCTGCCGGCATCATTTTTTGCTGCCTTGCCATCCTTCCCAGTTACGGCATTAGCAAGGTCTGCGCGCGTCAGCCCGTCTTTGCTGTACTTCACAGCATTACGCGCCACATACAGGCACACGTCGAACCATGCGGGCTTGTCGTTGAGGTTGTCGCGGGCAATCCGCAGAACGGCCTGCTCGTCTTCCATTTCTTCGATTACGCAAAAGACCTTATCCAGCCCTGCCATGCGCGCAGACTTCAACCGCGTATGCCCACCGATGATCTGGTAGCGGCTATCGCGCGGCCGAACCAGCATCGGCTTTTCGATGCTGTACCCGTTATCACGCATATCCTGCGCAAACACCTCGACGCTTTCGGCTTCGCCACTGCGCATGTTTTGCGGGTGGGGTGTTAGCTGGTCAAGCTCCAGCCATTTCATTTCAATATGCATTACTTGCTCCCTTCTAGGTATTCAATCAATAGCGTCATCACGGCGAAGCTGGGATTCTGCGCCGTGCCGTTCTTGATGCGCCGTATGGTTTCCTCATGTACACCGCAGCGACGGGACACCTCCCGCGCGTTTCGGTCTGCTAGCGCTTCTCTTACTTGCTCAAGGTTCATCATGTTTTCTCTCTCTGGGTTGTTGACATGCCATGCATTCTGCATTACATTACACGCTCAGTCAACACATCAACCGAGCAAAACAAATGACCAACCTAACCCAACTAGCCCACAAATGGCAGGCTGCCAAGGCAGACGAAAACGCCGCCCGCGACGCCCGCATACTTATTGAACAGGACATCATCGAGCATACCGGAGTCCGCGACGAAGGAGCCAGACGCCACGCCGCAGGCGATTGCAGGATTACCGTCACAGGCCGCATGACCCGCACGCTCGACGCCGACAAGTGGCGCGAGATTGAGCACAGCATCCCCGAAGCGCTGCGGCCGATTAGCTACCAGCCGACACTGGATGTCGGCGGCCTTCGCTACCTGCAGGACAACGAACCGGATGTTTATGCGGCCGTTGCTGATGCCGTGACGGTTAAGCCCGGCAAGCCGGGCGTGTCTGTGGCGCCCATTAAAGGAGCAAAATAATGTCTATCTCACTAGACAGCATCAAACGCAACACCATCAGCCGCGCACCGCTTATTGTAGTGCACGGCCCGCCAGGCGCGGGTAAAACCTACTTCGCCGCGCATGCGCCTAACCCCATTGTGATCCGCGCCGAGGACGGCCTGGGCGCATTGGACGTGGACGCCTTCCCGCCGGCGGAAACCTACCAGGACGTTATCGACGCGCTGGCGTCGCTGTTCGATGACGGCCACGGGTACCAGTCTGTTGTTATCGACAGCCTGTCAGCATTGGAGCCGCTGATCTGGGCACAAGTTGCCCGCGATGCGGGGGTGAAAAACCATGAGGAAATCGGCTATGGCAAGGGCTACATTCTAGCCATGGACTACTGGAATGACGTTATGAGCGCTTGCAAGGCGCTTTCACACAAAGGAATAACGCCAATCCTGATTGCGCATAGCGCAATTGTCCGATATGACGCGCCGGACGCTGACCCATACGACCGGTATCAGATCAAGCTCCACAAGCGGGCGTTCGCGCTCATGGTAGAACAGGCGGACGTGATCGGCTTTGCCAACACGCCGGTACACGTCAAGAAGTCCGAAGAGGCCAAGAACAAGGCCGTCACGAAAGGCAAGCGCCAGTTGCAGGTATCCGAAACCCCAGCCGTCATTGCCAAAAACCGCTACAGCATGCCGGACACAGTGCCGCTTGAATGGGGCGCGTTTGCCGAGCATGTGCCGTTTTACCAGGCCACCGCACCCACCACCGAATAAACACCGCACCACCAACCAAAGGAAAACACCATGAGCAACCTCACAGGATTCAACGCCGCAGACGTCGAGCCGCAAACTGGATTCGATCCCATCCCGGCCGGCTGGTACAACGTCATGATCGTTGACAGCGAAATGAAGGACACCAAGGCAGGTACAGGCAAATACCTGCAACTGCGCCTGGATGTTATCGACGGGGAATACAATAACCGCGTGCTGTTTGAGCGCCTGAACCTGGACAACCCGAACCAGACCGCCGTCGATATCGCACAACGCACGCTGTCCGCCATCTGCCGTGCTGTCGGCGTCATGTCGCCGGAGGACTCCAGCGACCTGCACGACAAGCCGCTACGCGCAAAAGTGGCGATTCGCCCGGCCAAGGGTGACTACGAGGCCAGCAACGATATCAAGGGCTACGAGCCCGCCGACGGAAGCTTGGCGGCCCCGGCTGCCAGTACGCCTGCTGCCAGCCCGGCCGCGGCCGCGCCTGCCAAGAAGCCCTGGGAAAAGTAGGCCGAGTGGTATAGGGCCGGTGAGAGCGGCCCTATTTCTAAAAAAAGCAGGTATATCAAATGACCGACATAACAAAACACCTACCCACCCAAACCGTCCAACGCATCTACGAGTCCTACGTCGCCAATCGTGAGCCGGCCCACCGCATGCACCTTGGCGGCAGCCAGATTGGTCACCACTGTACGCGCTACTTATGGCTGCAATTCCACTGGGCTGGCCATGAAGAACACGACGGCCGCAAGCTGCGGCTATTCGACCATGGCAATCACGAGGAGCCACGCCTGGTGGCAGACTTGCGCGCCACTGGCGCCAAGGTGTATGACGTTGACCCGGCAAGCGGGCGGCAATTCAGTTTCCCCGCATTCGGCGGCCATTTCGGCATCAGCCTGGACGGCTGCACGCAAGGCATCCCGGAATCTAGCGCCTGGCATGTCCTGGAATTCAAGACCGCAAATGACAAATCTTTCGCGGGCACCAAGAAAAAAGGCGTCGAGAAAGACAAGCCGCAGCACTATGTACAGATGCAGATTGGCATGCACTTGTCCGGCATGGAGCGCGCGCTGTACCTGATCGTGAATAAAAATACCGATGATCTATACATGGAGCGCGCGACATATATAAAAAAGACAGCCGAGCGCTACATGGATCGCGCCGAGCGCATAATATTCAGCGAAGACGCCAGCGACACGCAGAAAATCAGCGACGATCCGGCGTGGTATCAGTGCAAAATGTGTCCCATGCACGCGCTATGCCATACAGGGGGTAACGCCGAAGTCAACTGCCGCACCTGCCTGCACAGCACAGCACAGCGTGACGGCACGTGGCACTGCGCCAAGCATGACACGACGCTAGACGAAGCCACGCAGCGCGCGGGGTGCGGCGACCACCTGTACCGGCCGGGGCTGGTAGGGATTGGCAAGGCCGTCGATGCGGGGGATGATTTTGTGGAGTACCAAGCCACCACCACTGCCGGCGGCCGGCCAGGCGCCACATTCCGCAACGGCCCATACGGCCGGCACAGCTACACGTCCCGCGAGATAGAGCACGCCGCCGCGTTGCCGCTGAGTGACGATATGGAAGCGTTGCGCATGGGTATGGGTGCGGAGTTGCAGGAACTTAGCCACGAGCCGGCGGCCACCCATGATTAAACTACGCGATTACCAAGCCGCCGCACTCGCCAGCATCTGGGACTACTGGTGCACCGACAAAGGCAACCCGCTAATCGTGGCGCCCTGCGGCGCCGGCAAGTCGCTGCTTGTCGCCGAACTCACGCGCCAGCTATGCCAAGACTACGCCGCGCGCGTGCTGATACTGACGCACCGCGCCGAGATCCTGGAGCAGAATGAAGCCGAGCTGCGCCGCGTGTGGCCCGAGGCGCCGACAGGTTTTTACAGCGCCAGTGTGGGCCGCAAGGATCGCTACGCCGACGTGTTGTTTGCTGGCATCCAGACGGTGCACCGGCGGATACATGAGCTGGAGCCGTTTGATATTTGCATCATCGATGAGTGCCATTTGCTCCCCCGCAAGACGCAAACCATGTACGGCAAGACTGTGGAGACGCTCAAGCTGATGAACCCGCAGTGCCGATTCGTCGGCTATACCGCCAGCCCGTACCGGCTGGACAGTGGCCGGCTTGACCAAGGCAAGGGCGCGCTATTCGACAAAATCACCTATGACATCGACGTACAAACACTGATTGACAAGGGCTATCTGTGCGAAGTCGTCAGCAAGCGTGGCGCCGACGTGGCCGACACTGACGGCCTGCACAAGCGGTATGGCGAATTTATCAGCGCCGAAGTTTTCGAGGCCATGGACTCCGGCGGCCTGGTGGAGTCCGCCTGTGACGAAATCATAGAGTACGGCCACAACCGCCGTGCGTGGCTAGTGTATGCCACCGGCGTCGAGCATGCCGAGCATATTCAGCGGGCGATGCAAGAGCGCGGTATCGACGCGCGCATCATTACCGGCCAAACGCCCAAGGGCGAGCGTGCCGACACCATCGAGCTATTTCGCGCCGGCGGCCTGCGGTGCCTGATCAATATCGACGTGTTAACGATCGGCTTTAATGCGCCGATCTGCGACCTGTGCGCCTTGCTGTTTGCCACGGCCAGCGTGGCCAAATATGTGCAGGTAGTGGGGCGCATCATGCGCACGCATCCCGGCAAAGACAACGCGCTGCTGCTGGACTATGGGGGGAACGTGGAGCGCCATGGCCCGATAGACCAAATCAACATGACAGCGCCGAAGACACCTGGCGACAAGCCCGGCGATGCCCCGGCGAAGGCGTGTCCATCCTGCTTTTCGGTGGTGCACCTGTCCGCCAAGGCGTGCCCTGACTGTGGCTATGAGTTCCCGGACAACGGGCCCAACCATGAGGCCGAAGCCTATGACGGCGCGGTACTGGCCAGCCAGCGCAAGCCGCAATGGGTGGCAGTGCGTGGGGTTGATTACAAGCGCCACAAGAAGCCCGGCAAACCGGACAGTGTGCGCGTGGAGTACCATTGCGGATTGAAGACGCACAAGGACTGGCTGTGCCCCGAGCACGGCGGCCGAGCCACCCAAATGGCCGCGGCTAAGCTTTCGGCATGGGGCGTGACGTGCCCGCGCACTACCGACGATCTGCTGGCAATGGCGCCTGGCTTGCCGCAGCCTACGTTTATCAGGATAAAGCCGGATGGAAAATATGAGCGAGTCGCAGAACTACATTTTGAAAGCAAAAGCCCGGCAGATGCCGCAACCCGCGCGCCAGCTTAGGTGCTGCGCTACCTGTTTCAATCTGGATGACGAGGGACACTGTGAGATATTCGAAGCCAGCCCGCCGCAAGACTATATCGAGCAAGAAAACGACTGCCCCGAGTACGACGGGTGCGTGCCGTTCTGAGCACGTAGAGCAGCGCGATTTCGTTTCGTGGTGGCGCAAGACGCAGCCAGATCAGATCATCGGCATACCGAACGCCGGCCGCCGCGGCAAGGCGGAGCGCGGCCGGCTGCTACTGGAAGGCATGACGGCCGGCGTCTGGGATCTGTTTTTACCAGCACGCTTTACCTGGATCGAATTCAAGCGCGCGGACGGCGGACGGCTAAGCAAAGAGCAGCGCGCGTTTGGCGAGGCACGGATTGCCGAGGGCTACAAATGCATGGTGGCATGGGGTTGCGCGGACGCGCAGGCGCAGCTTGAGCACGGCATACGAGCGAGCTGGAAAAAGC